TATGAAACATTTGAATACATGAAAACCATTATGGGTAAATATAAGAACCTAAGGGTATATTTAATGACATCTAATAAGGGAACATATATAACAACAAATACCATTATGTCATTGGCTAAATATGATAGTTTAATAAGGTTTGATTCTGATGATTTAATGTTACCAAGCATGGTTGAAACCATCATGAAAGAAAAAGGTGATGCAGATTTTCTTAATTTCAAAATGGAAAATTTTGGTAGAAGAAAGGGTGTGCAGGTAGCAGGTGGTCAAATATGGGTTAAACATAGTATTTTTGATAAATTTGGTGGTTATATGCCTTGGTCATGCAGTGCTGATACTGAATTTGAAATTAGATTAAAGAAGTTTGTTAAAAGAAAACTAATAAGCAAAGTTTTGTTTAAGAGAAGAATACATACTGAAAATTTGACAGTCAAAAAAGAAACAAATTTTGCTTCAAAAGTAAGAAAGAAAAATCTTAGTTATTGCAATAAGGTTAGTGCTAAAATAATGTCGGCAGATAAAGCGGTTATTAAAAGAATAACAAATAAATATATTGAAGTTCAACCTGATACTAATTATGAAACATATGTTGACAGTGCAATAACTTCAATTGAAAATGAAATATTTGTTGAACAGAAGTTAGAAAGCAGTGGAACAACAAAAAAAGAAGACATTGCAATTAAAAAAGCCACAAATTTTATTTCTTTCAACAGAAGTGGTGATAAACAAGAAAGGATAAGAAAAATATATGAAGCAAGACAAAAAAGAAAAGAATTTGGTGAAAATAAAATACATAATTTTTAATTAATATGTTAAATAAAAAAGTAATATATACAGTTATTACCGGTGGTTATGATAATTTAATAGAACAACCATCGGTTAAGGGATATGATTTTGTTTGTTTTACCGATAATCCAAATTTAAAAAGCATAACATGGCAAATAAGACCATTACCTGAAGGGTTAGAAGGTTTAACAAGTGTTAAACAGCAAAGAAATATTAAAATTTTAGCACATAAGTATTTACCTGAATACGATTTTTCGATTTATATTGATGGTAATGTACAAATTATTGGTGATGTAAACAAATTTGTTAAAGAAAATTGTGCTAAATCAAAAGGTTATATTTTTATTGGTAAGCATCCTGACAGAGACTGTATTTATGAGGAAGCAAAGGCTTGTATATATGCTAAAAAAGATGACAGTCATTTAATGGCTGACCAAGTAATTGCTTATCACAAAGAAGGTATGCCATTACATTATGGCTTAACACAAAACTGTATTATATTAAGATACCATAACAATGAAAATTGTAAAAGATTGATGGAATTATGGTGGAATGAGGTTAAAGAAAAATCTCACAGAGACCAATTGTCATTGTATTATTGTTTATGGAAAGATAGACAGAATGGAAATGATACAAATATAACTGTTCTTGATAAAAGTATTTTTCATGGTGATACCTTTAATTGGGGTGTAAGACACCAACAAAAGAAACCGTCAATTTTAGCAAAAACAAATGATAGTGTATATTATATGAGATTTTTGAAACCAGGACAAACACCGTGGTCGTGGTCACAATATACAGATTTTTTTAAAGATAAAAAGGTAATTGATATTGGTTGGTTAAATGTTAAATTCTTGGATGGATGGTTTGGTAATGAACATCATTTATATCCTGATAATTTTTATAAAATGATATTACCACTAATGAGTTTATATATTAAAAATTTTAATTTTAATATTAGTGATTTTGAATATGTACCCTATTTTACAAAAAATGGTAATTTTGATTTAAGTTATCTTATACCTAAAAATAAAGATTTAAGGTTTACAATTGAAAAAAATAATAAGGTATTGGCTGAACATGAAGATTTTTCTTGTTTACACGGAATGGATGGTAAAGGAACTTTTGATTCTGATTATCATAGATTGTTTAGGGGTTATCATTCATGTTGTAAAATAGTTAATGAAACAATTGATAATGAAAAGAAATTATTTATTAGTGGTGACAGTATGATGATACCAGCAATACCAATATTAGCCTGTTATTATAAAGAGGTTGTTTATATGGATAATAGGAGTGAAAATTCATATAAGAAATATTATGAAAACGTTATTTTTGATGATGTGATATTTCAAATGTTAGAAGGTAAAAACATAAAAAAATATTTAATAGATAATTTAAAGTAATATGACAGTTTTATTTTTAGTTCAGTCTTGTAATAAAGAAAGATATTTGAATGAAGAACAAATTATTAGGGAAACTTGGGGTAAAAGACTCAGGAAGAACTGTGATTTGGTCTTTTATCGTGGGGATGGTGATAACACGTTTGAGGGTGATGTTCTTAAAATTGATTGTGATGATACTTTGGAGGGAAGTTTTTTAAAGACATTGAAAGCGTTGGCTGTTTTTAAAAAGAAAGATTATGATTTTATTATAAGGGTAAATACATCTAATTGGATTAATGCTGATTTGCTGTTGGATACATTGGAAACAATGGATACAAATAAAAGAGAATTATATGGACAAAAAGTTATTTCAAATGTTGGTAGTCAGGGAATACCATTTTTAAGAGGAAATTTTCTTATTATTAATAAGCAGATGATGACTGATATATTTGAAATGATAAATATAAAATGTCTTATGGGTGTTGATGATGTAAATCTTTGCCTTAATTTATTTAGATATTATAAAACTATTGGTGTTGATTATTTAAAAGTATTAAAAACAATTGATGGTGATGTGTATGCTGATAAATATAATTATAAAAATCTGAATAAAATTATTGTTCTAAGATGTATACAATATATTACTGAAAAAGAAAACAGTGATATTATTAGAGAAATTGATAAGAAATATCTGAATAACAGAAAAATAACACCAAAAGATATTGAATATGTTGAAACAGTTTTAGGCGATATGAAAATTAATTAGAGATGGAATGTTATTCCATCTCTTTTTTGTTTACTTTTTGTGTTTATTATTTTATTTTGTTAAAAAAAAAACATTATGTATGATTATATTATAGTTGGAAGCGGATTGTTTGGTTCCGTATTTGCTTATATGGCAAAACAAAATGGGTTTAAATGTCTTGTGTTGGAAAAGAGGCATGAAATTGGTGGTAATTGTAGAACGGAAAAATTTGGTGACATAATAGTTCATAAGTATGGTCCACATGTTTTTCACACAAATAATAAAGAGACATGGGATTTTGTAACACAGTTTGCTGATTTTAATAATTATGTTAATTCACCACTTGCTTATAATAGTGATGATGATATGGTTTACAACCTACCATTTAACATGAATACTTTTAAACAAATTTGGGATGATGTTAAAACATCAGCAGATGCAAAGGCAAAAATTGAATCAGATAAAATGGGTATTACCAACCCACAAAATTTGGAAGAACAGGCAATTTCTATGGTAGGAAAAACCATTTATGAAAAATTAATTAAGGGGTATACAGAAAAACAGTGGGGTAGGGATTGTAAAGATTTACCTGCTGATATTATTAAGAGAATCCCATTAAGATTTAACTATAATAACAACTATTTCAATGATAAATATCAAGGTGTGCCTATTGGTGGTTATAATCAGATATTTGAAAAATTGCTTGATGGTATTGAAGTTAAAACTGATACTGATTATTTAAAGGATAAGGAATATTGGGATTCACAAGCAAAGACAATTGTATATACAGGCAGAATTGATGAATTTTATGATAATAAGTATGGTAGTCTTGATTGGAGAACATTAAGATGGGAACATGGTTATTATACTGATAGAACTGAATATCAGGGGACAGCAATTGTTAATTATACAACAAAGGATGTTAATTATACACGTATTGTTGAACATAAGTTTTTTGAGGCTTTAACTGATGAAGAATCTAATGAAATACCATATACAATTATAACAAGGGAATTTCCTGTTGAATTTAAGGAAGGAATGGAGCCATTTTATCCAATTAATGATAAGAAAAATACTGAATTATATAATAAATATAAGAAACTTGCTGACGGTGAAAATAATGTTATATTTGGTGGAAGATTGGCTGAATATAAATATTATGATATGGCACCGGTAATTGAAAAAGCATTATCTTATTGGAAAAAGAAGTAAAAGTTATGGAAAAATCTAAGAGATTACAACTTTATTGTTATACACATAAAGTACCTGATTATGGTTTGGTTGATGACGAAATACATACGCCAATACATGTTGGAAAAACATTACATAAGGATGTTGATGTTTGCCCTGTAGGTGATGATACAGGCGATAATGTGTCTAATTTAAATGGCATAATGAGAGAATTGACAGGTATGTATTGGGTATGGAAAAATGTTAATAATGTAAAATATGTGGGAAGTGAACATTATAGAAGAAGATGGGGTTTAAGTGAAGACGAAATTGAGAAGATATTAAAACAAAAAGATATTATCACATTTAAACCGATTGATTTGGGACAGGTAACTTTAGCACAGAATTATGTTTTTTGTCATAGTTTCATTGATTTCTTAACCATTGAGTATCTTGTAAAGAAGTTTTATCCTGACTATGCACAGTCATATGACAAATATATTAATCAAGGGCATAAGTTAATTCCGGCTAATTGTTTTATTTGTACAAAAGAAAGATATAATGATGCTTGTGAATTTGTTTTTGATATTCTTTTTAAGTTTATTGATGCCTTTGGTTTAAGGGATGAAAATAGGGTGTTTAATCATGTGTGTACTTTTTCACAACAGGCTTGTCCACCTGATAAGCAAAGAATAGGATGGGACTGGATTAAATATCAGACAGGTATTACAGGATTTTTGGCTGAACGATTATTTACATTATATATTCTCCATAATTTTAATGGCAGAATACATGAAGCCGATATTATAGAGATGGAACCAACAAAATAAAATAGAAAACAAAATTAAATATGAGAACATTTCTTTGTTGCAAAAGATTTTTAAATTATTAAAACAATGGATGAAAAATTAAAACAAATGTGGTTAGAGGCTGAAAAACATAAGATTTTTTTATATGAAGAAAAGATTTTACATGAACAAAATATACATTTTGCTGAAAAGATTTTAAAAGAATCTTATGGTTCATTTCCTGGACAATATGAATCAGTAAAAAAACTTACTGATAAAATATTTGATGATTTTAATAATGGGGAAAACGTGAGAAATGATGAAACAACGATTGTTGAAACTATTGGTGATATAGAAGGTGTAGGAAAAGTTAAAGTTGTTAGTAATTGGACATTGGATATAAGTTTCAAGGGGAAAGCAGTACAGGGTATTAGAAAATATGATGAAAATAATATGCCTGTTATTGAATTAAAAATTATATGGGGTGGAATTGCAAGATATAAATTAATAACAACTGTGTGTCACGAAATAATGCATTGTTTTCAAGATAAATTACCTAAAATAAATGGAATTAATGAAAAATCAATGATTCTATATAGATATTTAGCAGATTTTATAAAAGAGAGTAATAGTGAATTTACTCGTTACTTTTTCTATGGTCTATATTGTTCATATTCAATAGAAGTTTCGGCTAATATATCTACAATTGGTAATTTTATGGATAAATATTTTAGTGATAAAAAAAAGAGTAAAATAAAAACAACAGAATTTCAGGAAGCGTTGAAATATTGTGATACTTATCAAATTTATGTAAAAATATTAAATAAAATGACAACACTGCAACCAACTGAAAGTGATAAAGTATATATTAAACAGTGTATGACAATGCCATTGGTTAATTTTTATAACAATAATTTATCCATACAGTTATATAAACCGGAAACATTTAATGTTGAGAAATTTATTGTGCAAAATAGACAGAAAATTATTGAAACAAGTAAGAAAACATTAGCAAAAATGAATAAAAATATAATAAATTATTTAGAGAATTAAAAATGAAAACATTACTTTGTTGCATAGGAAGAAATGAAAATCAATATATTAGAGAATATGTTGAATATTATAAAAATCTTGGAATTACCAACATCTGTTTATATGACAATAACTATGACGGTGAGGAATATTTTGAGGATGTTATTGGTGATTACATTGATGATGGTTTTGTTATTTTAAAAGACTATCGTAATAAAAAGAAATGTCAATTAATGGCATATGAGGAATGTTATGCTGAATATAGAACACAGTACGATTGGATTATGTTCTTTGATTGTGATGAGTTTTTAACATTAACTACAGCAAAAACAATTGATGAATATCTATCACAGGAAAAGTTTAATGATTTTGATGCCATTAAGATTAATTGGATGATATTTGGTGATAGTGATTTAATTAGAAATGATGGAAGGCCATTGTTGGAAAGATTTACAAAACCGATTGATTATAATAAACATGTTGCATATGACTTTCCTGAAAATAATCATATTAAAACAATTGCAAGATGTATAGGTGTTAATATAAAATTCGCAGGTAATCCACACGTTACTAATGTTAGAAACCAATGTAATGCTGCTGGTATTAGTTGTGGGGATAAAATGATGTCACCTTTTACTGATTATGACTTTTCAGAAGCATATTTAAGACACTATTCAACAAAAACAATTGATGAGTATTGTGATAAAATGATAAAAGGATTTCCAGACCAAAATTGGGATGGAAGTAGAGTACAAAATCTTATTGAAACACGTTTCTTTAATTATAATGAACTTACACAAGAAAAAGTAGATGTAATTAAGGAACGTTTAAACATTAATATGTCATACTTGTTACCGGCTAAACCTTTTGAGGGTGAAAAAAGAAAAGATGTTCAACTATTTATGCTATGCTATGAAAAAAAAGGTTATGACTTTATAGATAATAGCATTATGACACCTATACAATGTGGTGCAGCATTAAATCCACATAATGTTTGCGCCTTGAAAGATAATACGGGTGATAACATATCTGATAAAAATTATTTCTATGTTGAAAATACGGGTGTATATTGGATATGGAAAAATGTTAAGGATGCAAAATATAAGGGAAATTGCCAATATAGAAGAAGATTCCAAGGAATTGATGAAAATACTGATTTTGATAAAATATTTGAGGACTATGACGTGATTTGTGCAAAACCATATAACTATCCTAAAAATTATGACTATATTCCGGCAAAAACCGTAAGGGGTGGTTATAGATTTTCTCATTGTATTGATGACCTCGAATCGTTAAGAAAGGTTGTTGGCGAACTTTATCCTGAATATAGAAGATGGTGGAATAAATATATCGAACATGGTGAAGACCTGTATTATTCGTCAGGATATATCATGAAAGCCGAAAAATATGATGAATTTTGTGAATTTTTATTTAACTGTCTTGAAGGTTGGCTTAAAGAAAATAATATTAATTCAAACGAAGACATATTAGCACATGTAAAAAAGAATACACTTGAAGGAAAATATATTAGATATCAAATGGAAGGTGTTGACGTAACTAATTTAGACTCAAGGGTTTACAATTGGCAGAAATTCATTGGGGGGTTCCTTGGAGAACGTTTATTGACGTTATGGTTATTAGTTAACACTAAACCAAATAGAAGGTATATGGTCGATTTTGATTTGGTGGAAGGAACAAGAATTTAAAAAATATTTGTTTTACGTTGTTTATGAGCCGTAGGATGTTTCCCACGGCTTTCTTTATTGTTTATCTTGAACAAGAGGTATATTGCCACAGTTTATTTTATAAAAAATATGTTTATATGTTTTGCGTGTTTTTTCTTCACTTTTTGGAAAGAAAACCTTATCTTTTAACAGAGAAAAAATTATACTACAACTATTTATAGTTAAAGCAAAAAATTAGAGTATGTTAACAAAGAAATATGGTATAAAATATCCGTTTTCATCTAATAATGATGAAGAAACATATTTGGATTTAGACAAAACGTTAACTGATAAAGTAAAATCAGAGGTATTACATGTTTTATTCACACCCAAGGGTCAAAGGTTAAGGAATCCTGATTTTGGTACTGATTTAATCAAGTACATATTTGGTGCTAAAGATGAAATGACATTGGAGCAGTTAAAGACAAGTTTAACGACAGATATTGCCAAATATGTAAATAATGTAGTTTTTGATGATATTAGTTTTGTTAGTGATGACAAGAGTGATAATGGGATTATTGTTATTGTAAAATATAGTGTTAAGAAAGGAAATAAACTTGAAAGTACAAGTGTAGGTATAAAAATATAATATTTAGAGTATGGCAACAGATAAAAGAGGTATATCATATTTAAATAGAAGTTTCCCTGAGTATCGTCAGGCATTGATTGAATATGCTAAGAAATATTACCCTGATTTAGATTTTGATTTTAATGATGCATCAATTGGTTCATGGTTGATTGATTTAAATGCGGATATTGCTGATAATTTAAGTTATCATATTGACCGTGTATTTCAGGAGACCAACATTGAAAGTGCAAATGAAAAGGCATCATTATATGCATTGGCAAGAAACAATGGTTTTAAGGTTCCTGGCAGGAAAGGTTCCATGGCTGAAGTTGAGTTTAGTTGTGTATTACCACCAAAAGGTGATATTGGACCTGATTGGCAATATGCACCTATTATCAGGAGGGGAACAAAGTTAACAGCAGGTTCACAGTTATTTGAATTATTGGATGATGTTGATTTTTCAAAACAGTTTGATAACAACGGAAATTCAGATAGAACCATTACACCAAGGCTTAACAGTAACAATATAATTGTCAGTTATAAGATAACTAAATTGGCTGTTGTTATTGCTGGTGAAAGTAAAATTTATAAAAAGGCTGTTACTGCAAGTGATATTAAACCTTTCATGGAAATACTTTTACCTGATTCTAATGTAATGAATGTTGAATCAATTGTTGTTAGGGACGGTACTAATCTTTATAGTGTTCCTTCATATGGTGAATTTTATTCTCCAGATGAAATAATTAAAAACAAGAATGGTGAAATATGTGAAGGTGTTGAAAGGTTTTTTGAAGTTGATTCATTGGCACAACAGAGGATATGGGGTGTTAATAGGGAAAAAAATGGTGGTGAGCCATACCTATACGGTTATTTCAATGGTGATGTTTGTATACCAACATATTCAATTGTCAGGGGTGAATGGAAAAACGTTAACAATAAGTTTATAACTGAATTTACTGATAAGGGGTATTTGAAGATAACGTTTGGGTCAGGAATTGATGCAACCTCAGATGATGTTGATTTAACTGATGCAAAAGCATTTTCCAAATTTCAAATTTCGAGGATTATAAGGAATAATTCATTAGGTTATTTACCTTGGCAAAACTCAACGATATTTGTTCTTTACAGAGTTGGTGGTGGAAAGGTCAGTAATGTTGCACAGGGTGCTATTAATCATATTTCTTTTTTAAATTCAGAAATTGGTGGTAATGATAAGACGATTATTGATTCCGTAAGACAGTCAATTAAAGTTGTTAGTACAACACCATCTGTTTCAGGTAAGGATATGCCAACACCTGATGAATTAAGATATTTAATTAAATATAACAGTGGCGCACAGAACAGGTGTGTTACGGTAAAAGATTATGTCAGCAGGGTACTTGAAATGCCACCTAAATATGGTACACCGTTCAGAGTGAGTGCTTCTGAGGAAAATAATAAAATAATGTTATATTTACTTGGTTTAAATAATTATGAAAAGTTGGATGACACACTTCCAACGGCCATGGTTGAAAATATTCGTGATTATTTATCTGAATATAGGACAATCAATGATTATGTGGAGATTAAATCAGGTAAGATAATTAATTTGTCATTTGAAGTTGATGTTTTTATTGATAAGGATTATAATAAGGCTGATGTGATGGCAAATATTATTAGCACAATTACTGATTATATGGATATTAACAAACATAATATGGGTGATGATATGTTTGTTGGCGATATAAAGAGGGCCATATCTTCAGTTGATGGTGTATTAAATTTGATTGATATTAGAATTTATAATGTTTTTAGTGGTAATTATTCTAAATCAATGACAACACAAGAAACAGTTGGTGAAGCAACCGGTTATGATGTTGACAGTAGTGCAAAAATTGCTCAAATTGATTTGGATGCATCAGATTATATGATACAGTCAGATAATGATGCAATGTTGGAGATTAAATATCCTGAAAAAGATATTAGAATAAGATGTAAAACAATATAAATAATGGCTTGTGCTTGTAAAGTAAACCAACAATTAGATTATTTACATAAAAAATATGGTAACAAAATACCTGTTTCTAAATCAACAATGATTGGTTTTAAGATAAGGGAGTTTTTTAAACATCTTTGGGTATACATTATACTGTTACCATTAATACCTATTATGTTTTTACATATTTTATTTAAAATGATTTTTACTAAGGAAAAAAATATTAGGATAGAAAGACTATTAAAATTAAAGCAAATTTAATTTATGGAAGAGATTAATAAGAGTTTGAGAATTAGAACCAATATAAATAGTGATTCATTTGTTTCGGTTAATCTTAACCAAACATATGATACTTTTGAAATATTGTCTTTAAAATTAAGAAGTGAAGACATGTATAGATTACATAATGCCAATTATGGTGTTATTGTAGGTAGGGTTTTGGCAAATGAAAATTTTGGTATTCCAAATGCCAAAATTAGCGTGTTTATAGAAGGTGATTTTGAAAACTCAGAAGAAATTAATAGTCTTTATCCATATCAATATACTTCATCAAAAAACGGAGCAGGTTTAAGGTATAATCTTTTACCTGATAATAGGGTGGATAACTGTCATCAAGTAGTAGGTAGTTTCCCTAATAAAACATATTTGTTGGACAATGATACACTTATTGAAGTTTATGACAAATATTATGTTTATACAACAAGAACAAATAATGCCGGTGATTATATAATTGCAGGTGTTCCTGTTGGTACTCAAACACTTCATATGGATTTGGATTTATCTGATTGTGGTATTTTATCCCAAAGACCAAGAGATTTCGTTTATAAAGGTTATACCATTGAACAATTTGAAAACCCCAATCAATTTAAAACGGGAACCAATTTGGACTCATTAAGTCAAATATTTTCACAGGACCAAGTTGTTAATGTAATACCGTTTTGGGGTAATGCTGATAATGGTGAAACAATTGGTATAACAAGGGCTGATATTGATGTTGCATTTAAATTTGAACCTACATGTGTTTTTATTGGTTCGGTTGTTGCGGATAATTCATCAAATGGTATTAGTAAGAAATGTGTACCCACAAACCAAATGGGTGCAATGGATGAACTTACAACAGGTGAAGGTACAATTGAAATGATTAGAAAAACACCTGGTGGAAGTGTTGAAGAATTTCAAATTAAAGGTACTGAATTAATTGATGGAAACGGTGTTTGGTGTTATCAGATACCAATGAACCTTGATTATATGATGACTGATGAGTACGGTAATATGGTTCCTACGGATGACCCAAGTAAAGGTATTCCTACAAGAACAAGGGTTCGTTTCAGGGTTTCGATGCAAGACAATGAAATGAATATAGATAATTATTTCCGTGCAAAGGTTCTTGTTCCACATAATCCACAAACATTGTCAGGAAACACCAATAAACATGAGGATTATGATTATGAATTTGGTTCAAACACAAGGGAGGACTCATTTAGGGATTTAATGTGGAACAATGTCTATACTGTAAAATCATATATACCAAGATTTCAAAAAAGCAGAAATATTAAAACCGAAAGATTTACGGGTATTAAACATTGTAATATATATGGAAACAATAACCCAATGCCATATAATAATATTAGAATTAAGTTACCATTAATTTTTACAATATTATGTGCATTGATAAAAACATATATTAGGGTTGTAAATATTGTTAATAATGTTATTAACAGTATAGTAAAATTTATGGCAAAATTAGCAAGAAGCCTATTTATTGCTTCTGCTATTGATAATGATGCTATTGTTGAAACAAGGTATATAACAATAGCAGATGGTTTGTGCCCTGATTTGGAGAATTGGTATTTTGCACCGGTAAGGAAAAATTATATTTCATCTTCTAAATTAAAAACTGATAAATATGGAAGAGTAAAAGTAAATTTATTACAGCAAACTTTAGATTATTTAAGTGGAAAAAACAAGAAAGATGCTGAAGATAATAGTGACAAACTTTTTGACGAAAATTCTATTGAAACAAGAAATCAGGACGAAGGTGATAATATTTGTTTAACAATAAAAACTGATTATTTAATATCCTGTGTTGAAATGGCATTAGCCCAAGAATATAAAGTTATCAATTTTGATTTTTATAATGATTGGGTTAATGGTGTTATATATATGCCAAGATGGATGCGTTTTGTTAGAAAGAAAAGAAATCTTTTGTTTGGTTTAATTAGGATTAAGCAAAAGATTAAATCTTGTTCTGATGATACAAGTATATTCAAAAAAACAAGATATTATGTACAACAATGTGCATTAAGTTATGCTAAATCAAATAGTGGAATTATTAACAGTATAACAACAGCTAATGGTTGTGTCAGTGGTAAAAACAAACAAAAATGTCATAAATCCAAAGGTAAAAAGAGATTTAGTATATTTGGTGGTAAAACCAAGAATTATATAGGAAATGGTGGTGTTGTTCACGAAACACAGACAATGAAACAACAATATGTTTATTATCTTAAACCATGTGAATGGAGATACAACACCAATAAAAAGACAATTTTGTTTGCCAATGATATTGTTTTGCTTGGTTCATTACTTGATTGTAACATGTATGGTATACCACAGGCATTTAAATATTTGACAAGTTCATCATATATTATGCCGACAAATTTGGCATTGACTAATATGGATGATGATGGCCAGTTATATGCGGATGGTACAGGTACAATTTGCAATGGTATTAATCCTAAAGAATCAGATATACCAACAGATGATGATGATAAAAGAAACAACATGGAAAAATTCCCATATAGTGCGCAAGAAGTTGACAATAATTATGTTGGAACACAAAATTATTATTCAACAAGTGAGGATGATAGGATTACATATGGTTTAATTGAAGAAGATAAGGATGGTTCATTTTTTGATGATACTATTCCGTTAACAGAAGCAGCAGGTATTGCTTGGAATTATACAGGACCTGGACAAGGAAAGAAAAGTACAAATGTTAACCAAAGTTTATATTACCCTGGTGGTCATTTCCTTGGTATGTCATGCACAAATTCAGAAACTAATATTAAATCATGTATTAATTTACAGAGAATATGTGAGGTTGGTTCAAATGAATCACAGAGAAGGGAAGAGGTGAGAAGTATTGAAGAATCCAATGGCACATATAATCTTAATGCAAGGTATTTTGTACCGACAGGTTTAATTGCTAATGATGAAATCAATGGTTCAGAGTTTAGAACCATGTTTGCTACAATGAACCATAGGAGATTGTTATGTGACAATAAATATGATGATAAGACAGGCTATCCAATATATGATTTTATTTATTTAAGGAATGCTGGTTTTGATGGTGCACTTAATAATAAAGTTAGAAATGATGTTAAATATAATACTAAATTAGATATTCAGGATGAATATGCTGAATTAATGTCAATGAATGCACCATTAGATGCTGTAATTGAAAGAGACGAAAATGAAGATATTAATGAAACCGGTGAAACATTTACAAGAACATTAGAAATACCAAGTGTAGATTATTATAAATTTAGAATGGGTCTTGAAGACCTTTCCATGAATGAGCAAGGTAAGAGGTTTTTAATAAAGGAAGGTAGTAATTATAGTTTACCGCAATATGAAAATTCATTTTATTTTTACTTTGGTTTAAGAAATGGTGCAACTGCTTTTGATGAGTTCAATAAACAGTTTTTCTCAGTATGTGAAAATCAAAGTATATTAAAGAGAAGTTTAAAAATTAATATTAATGAAGTACCTAATACATGTAATTTAACATCACAAGTAACCATTTTTGGTAGTGATGCAATTGAAGGATTAAATATTAGGTATGAATATAATGATGTCAATGGTAATTTGGTTACAGTTGAAATACCCACAAACGAAATACATTTTAATGGTGGTATTTATACTGTTGATACAAGAAATTTACCATTTGGTTCATATACCTTTATTGCTAATGATGATAATTTGGTTGAAGCAAGACAAACAATAACATTAGGTGGTGATTCAATCAGTGCAAACATTTCAACAAAAGATTTTGAGTTTAAAACAACTGAAATGTCATTTAATCAAGTATCAGTTAAAGCAAAAGAATTAGGTAATGGTTATATTGACATAGAAGATGTTATAATGGATGGCGAAAGCATTACACCAAATGTAACAATTGTTGAGAAGAATAAGTGGGGCACAGTTGAATCATATTATGGCAGAGCAATTGTTGGTGTTACAAGTGGTACAAATGTTAATGCGCAAACAGGCACAACTGATAGTGAAGGTTTAAGGGTTTATTTATGGAAATCAGGTGTAAAATATGATGTTTATATTTGGAATACATGTAATAAATCATATTTCTATGGAAGTTATTTGGTAGGTGGTATTGACAATATTGATTTGTTCTTAGGGTCTTATTATTTCCCATATAGTACAAAGTTATCAACATGGGCTGATGGTTGGTGGAATAACATTGGAACTGATAATGGTGTTGATAATTGGTTAAAGAGATATGCCGTATTTAGAAGAACAGATGTTGATACTGATTATTACAGAAATAATGTATTTGGATTAAATACATTATATGATAGTGAAGTTTCTACGACATTGTTTGGACAACCCGAAAAAGAAGTTGCTAACGGTATGGTTTTAACAAATGGTTATTATTGTGAAAACGAAACATTTGATGGTGCAGTTGACAATAGTACAGTAATTGCCACATGGTATAGTGGTGTGACTGTCAGACAAAATTTCTGTGAAATGGTAGTTAATGATGGTGTGATTGCATCATCAAAAGAAGGTAATGTTACGGTAAGTAATATAACTGAAACAAATGGTTCATATACGGTAACAACAAATACAGGTTCATTTAACACTAATACCGGTTATATATTTAAAACAAGTTATGACACCATATTATATGGTGTTGGTTTGGGTGGTAATAAATTCAGGTATGAAGGTGATGAAATAAATGAAGGTGAAACGCTTTCTTGGCACAAGACATTTAAATATCCTGTAATGTACAGACCATTTTATGTAAATGCATATGTTCTTGATTGGATAAGTTTGGGTTTAGATGATAGTGATAATATAGGATACTATGATGAAAGATACCAAGCATATTTAGATGTTTTCAATGGGTTAACATATAATGGGCAGTTTGGTGAAAGTACATTTAATGATAAAAATATAATTGTTACAGGAAGAACAAATGATTTACAAATACCTGATGCTAAAGCTGGTTGTTATTGTGATAATTTATCTGATAGTGGGAGTACTGTTTTTGATGTACTGTCTTATTCAATAACTGAAGGTTCACCAAATAATTTAACTGACGAGCAAACACAACCATTTGGTATTAATTTATTAAGTGTTACTCAAAGTGAGGGTATTAATGCTGCTAATAATATAGTAAAACGTACTGATTCGAGTGGAACATATTTAGTTAATGACATTAATGATAATGAAGAAGAAAAATATTATTTGGTTAAAAATATTCCATGTCCGTTAATACAAAGTGGTTATATGTATACTGTTAATATGGAAGAAGGTGAAATTACCCGTGTTATAATGTTTGGTCAATTTATGGATGGTTTTAGTACTTATTATGGCGGTGATAATGATGGTAAATTAGTTACACTTACTGCAACTTCTGGTCGTGTTTCGTATACATATGTTAGTGGTGGGGTAGTAGTAACTAAAAACCGTTCACTTGGTGATAGTTATAGCCTTAGCCAAATGATTAGTGATTTAAATCGTAATGATGGTGGGCAAATTGTTCCTGCATTAAATAGGGAGTTTGTGAATGTTGTTAAAAGATACAGGAATACCAACAATAATAGTGCTTTTGTTAACTATGTCAAACAAATATCAGATGCTATTGAAAATGGTAGTTTAACAGAAATTAAGTTTGGAACACCTATGAACATTGGTACAAACGATTATGTGGTTGCCTATAGGCAGGTATATAAAAATGAAGGTAGTAAAACTAATATGAAATTAATAAGGATATATCCTGAAATTGGTTAAAGATGAGACAAGTATTTTTAGAGAAAAATAGAAGTAAAAAATCGGTTGATGAAAACACTTATTTGGGGGTAGATTTATCTTCAAGGGCTAAATTATTACCATATAACAGCACAACTGATGTTTTAAGTCTGAACAGTTTATATCTTAAAGAAAGGGATGAATGTACTAAATATAGACTTATATTAACGGTTAATCCTGTTTGCAGTAATGTTTTGTTTAACAGTAGGACTGAGGTTGTAAGATATGAAGGTTCTGACAAGTGTGAGTTATTGGTTGGTAGTAAGACAGGTGATGTAGGACAGGCAATGAATAATTCCGCATTTGATTGGAGGCAAGCATTACGAGACACTGAATACACACATCCTGATTTATATTCTAATGGTGAACCTTATGTTTATCATTGTGGTTTTGACATATTTAATAATCATCTTTTAAGAAAAAGTGATTTCATTTACATTAATAAAACAAAGACAAAAAATGCGGTTTTTAACACATTAAAAGATTTTGTTAGGGACAATGATGGCAATGAGGTAAAAGAAACTGTTTCATTGGTTGATACTGCAAATACTAAGAATACAGTACATGTTTATCAATATGATACTCTAATGAGTTTATATGATGCTTTTTCTGAAAATCTTAAAGAGGTTGACGGTTGGTATGGTTTTTACAACACAACAAATGTTGCAATACCCAATGTTACTGTTAAGAATAAAAACAACAATGATTTAGACATTGCTGTTAATAAAGTAATGAACAATAATAAATCTTGTGAATTAATTGATTTATATCCTGACCGTTCATTATATTCGTTTATTCCAAAAGTGAATAAATATAGACATAGAATAGAAAAAAATTGGGATTATTGTTTAACTTATCCTTATAAAAAAGACCTCATGAAGTTAAATGAAATGATGGGTTTGCAAAGTAATTTATCTGATAATGATGGTGGTGGCGCAATAAAAGTTATTGGTTATAAAATAACATATACAGCATCAGGAACAAGATTGGTTAGGTTGAAATCAATTTTTAAGACAACAATAAAACCTGAAGATAATATTACTTTGTTTTATAGGGTTGAAAACGAAACAACACTTAATAAAATAAATAATAAGATTAAAATCATTGAAACCGGTGATTACGAAGGTAAAGATACTGATAGATACATTGCTTTTAAATTCAGTGATATTGCTTATAAATTTAATGTTGATGGTGATATTATAAAAACAACTGATGGAAGAAATGTAACATTTTATTACAAGAAGAATGTTTCTTCTTATGACTGTCAGTATTATTTTAGGGTGTTTAGGAAGATAACCAATGTTAATGGTGAAGATTTAGTCAGTGATATAAACAAATTGGCATATGGTGAAAATATCTATGGTGATAGAATTGCACAGGTGATATTTACTGATACAATTGATGTTGACGGTATACTTGACCATAATAAAAGAGGTATATCTGATTTATATTTTACTGTTATTAAAAGAAACAAAGGCCATGAACTATGGTACGAACAAGGTGTTACCAATAATAGTGAAATTGAATTTTCCCATTGTTTTGGCGATGTTACATCAGGAATTGAAATGACACCTGAGGTTGATGATTATAATGTAAGAAAATTACACAACCTTGATTTAAATAACAGTGTATTTAAAAGTGGTGGTAACAAAAAAATCTTTGGCGATTTAAAAACAGTTAAACCAATACAGTCAGGGATTACGATAGATAGTAATTTATGGAACAATGGTTTATATGGTGACATTGTTGAATTCAACCCTTATGATTATGTGGAAAATGTCATTGCTGTTGTTGAACATCGTTTTAATACAGCACAAAGAGAATATTATAAAGATGATAAATTTGCTGAGGTTGTTTATGATAGGTTGCTTTATGATGATTATGATATTGGTGTGACAAAAGATAAAAATGGTAGTATTGTAGACAAGTTTACTGTTACAACGGAAAATGTTGCAACTGTTGATAATCAGACATTTTATGGTAATATTAACCCTGAGGGGTATTTTTATAATCCATTTAATAAAATAAAAATTAGAGAAGAATCTGGAAATCTTAACAAGGTTATTGGTACTAATATAAAATTCAATACTGAAAGTATTGGAAAAACAACTGTTACCATTAAAGATGAGGATGGCTTAAATAGAACATTAACATGTGTTAGAATCAGAACCGCAATTAATTATAATATAATAA